AGATCTTTTTGCCTCGGGCATTGGAATACCTTTTTCGATTTGAACATTTACTTCTTTCATGGCTTATTCTCCTATTGCCAGTTTTAGTGCTTGACGCACCTCCAAGCCTTTTGGCTTGTCCATTTGCTCCAAAGCAAAAATCTTGCTTTCAAGCTCAATCTCTCTATCCCGCAAAACTTCGGGCTTTTTTGATTTGATCCAAGAAATCAACCCATCTCTTATTTTGGATGCGCTGGGCTTTTCTTGTGGCTTTTCTTGTGGCTTTTTCGCGGGTGGATTTGATGCTTTGTTGCCATCATCATCACTCACATCTTCATCAGGCTCTATTCCAGCCAGCCCCAGAAGCCCGTAACGCTTCGCATAAGTCATGGCGCTTCCGAAGCCTTGCATATTGTTTTTGTCGATTATCAAATAAACACGGCTCTCAAAGCTCTGGCCCGTGACATGCTGGAAAGACGTTTCTACAAAATGTCCAAGATCATCTTTTCCAGCGCGTTGCACAAGAGCAAAGCTATTGGATTGCAGGGCGGGCATTACAGCCTTGAAAACCGATTGAAGGCTTGCATACCTATTTCCAAAATGAGGGTTCACGCTGTCCTTGTTTGGCGTTCCCATTTCATCCTGTGCCTTGATTAAGGCTTTAACTGCTTCGCTCATTATTTCATCCTTATGCTAATAGATTGTGGCCCCGTGTTCAGAACGGCCCCGTCGATAACCTCGCCCGCTTGAAGCAATTTTTTAATTGCAGCCTTGTCAGGCGTTAAAGTTGTTTTGCAGAGTTGGGTTGGGATCTTTGTTTGATCGTCAATAAGAACGCTTTGAGATCCTTCCCGCAGAGTTATTGTGGCAAGCGAATGAGGTATTTTCTTTTGTTGCGTTGCCAGCAATATAATTTTTAAAGATCTCTTAATTGCTTCTTTACGCGATCTAACAGCATCACGGCGCTGCGTATATTTCAGTATTATATGATCAAGCTTTGCTTCGTCGCCTTCTGCGGTGACAAGATCCTCCAAGCCAGACCCAACCATATCCATGACATTCGTTTCGCCATCAAGCGTATCCCAAAATGTTTCGAGATCGTCTTTGTATTCGGATAAAATTTCAGACAAATATGTCAATTCTGATGCGTGAATTTTCATGATTGCGCCTTTAAAATCTGCGCGTCATAATCCCTGCAAGCTTTGTTGATTGCTTCCTCAATAAATGAGGCCGCACATGGGGGAAACGTTTTTGAAAGAAGTTGCGCATAAGTAATTTTACCAGCGTCCAATTCTTCAAATAAAGCCAATGTATGCTTTGCAATATCGGCCACTAAAACCGCTTTAATAGCGGCAGGGGTGGGGTGTGACATTTTTTTCTCCATTTTTATAATCACCAACGTAATGGCATTAATCTTCTTTTTCAAGATTATTTTTTTATCTTTTTATATTTCATTTTTGAATAAGGTAAATCCTACTCTATATACGGTATGGTCATAATAGACATATATGGACCTATATGGCTCTATCTATATACAGTAGGCTCTAGGAAGATCTATGTAGATACAAAAGACATGCTACCATATGTAGGTCGCCATGGGGAGCATATATCTTTTTGGTTATTCAAAGTTGACATTGAGGTTGTTGTCAGATAGAGAAAAAAGGCGCTGATTAAAAAACCAGCGCCAAGTAAAAATGGAGGAGGGATGTGTCGCACCCCAGCCGCAAGGTAGGGCATCCCTTCCATTAAATCAATGGAGGATATATATGTCACATTTTATGACTGCCCTTGCAATGAAGCAAAAAGGGTTGAAGCCATCCGCAAAGATCGTTCTTTACTGGCTTGCAGATCATCACAATGGAGAAACGGGGGATTGTTTCCCAAGCCACAAGAGGCTCGCGGATCTATGCGAAATGTCTCGGCAATCAATAATCAACAATATTAAATCTTTGGAAGATGCGGGGTTAATTAGAAAATCCTCAAGGGTTCGTGAGAATAACTCAAAGACCGCGAATGCCTATGAGTTGTTACTAACTGATCTTTCAAAGTCTCCCACCCATGTCAAAAATTTGGACAACCCATGTCAAAAATCTTTACATGGGGATGTCAAAAAATTGGACAACCATAACCTTGTAATAAATAACCTTGGAATAGAACCAGTGTATTCTGTGGCTATTGCCTTCGAGGCTTTTTGGAAAATTTACCCAAGGAAGGTCAAAAAGGCTGTTGCAAAAGAGCAGTTTGCAAAAGCTTGCCAGAAGCATAGGCTCCAAGATATTATGGACGGGGCCAAGGAATACGCTCAAAGCGTAGAGGGCAAAGATAAGAAATACATTCCGCACCCCAATAAATGGTTGAAAGATGAAAGATGGAGCGATGAGATCGAAAATAATTCTAAGGAAGTTGACGTAGAATTTCGGGGAATGGTCAATGATATTGCGGGGAACTTCTAAATGCTGCCAGCTTTAAAAACCACAGTTATGTCAAACGATGAGCGCAGAAAGCATAGAGCGCTTATCGTAATCAAATGCAAATCAATGCTGGCCCGTTTCTATGAGGCAAATCTTGATCCAGTTATTCGCAAAGAAATTTATACTGGGTGGGTGGAGGCTTTAGAAGATTATGAAATGGATGAAATCGACGCCGCTTGCAAAAGACACCTTTCGGAAACGCCCAACAGAAGGCCGCATGAGGGCCATATAAAGGCAATGATCATAAAGGCCAGAGGAGAGCGCATAAAACGATTGCCACCCATAAAACAGCCTTACATTGCCTCTGAGGATAGGCCGAAAATATCCAGCGAGGATATGAAGGCCAGAAGAAAAGCGGCTGATAGCATCATGAAAAAATTTGGGTTTGGAAAATAAAAATATTTCGCTATGGTTAGGTGTGAGGGCTTATTCGCCTTTGCCTCACAAACTGGCTCCCCTTGGCTAGGATATACCCTGCGATAGGGGAGCTTTTTTAATTGGGAGAATAAAATTGGGAAACTGGCCCGCTGATAAAATCACGAAAAGAAAAGTTACTGCTTTAGTTCCATACGCCAGAAATAGCCGAACTCATAGCGATGAACAGGTTGCACAAATAGCGGCGAGCATTAACGAGTGGGGGTTTACAAATCCAATATTAGTTGATCCAGATGGTGGGATTATAGCGGGCCACGGACGATTATTGGCGGCGCAGCGGCTTGGTATTGATGAAGTTCCAACAATGACCGCTGTTGGATGGACGGAAGCGCAAAAGAGAGCTTACGTTATAGCAGATAATAAACTGGCCTTAAATTCTGACTGGGATATGGAGCTTTTAAGAATTGAGCTTGATGATCTTTCTGATTTAAATTTTGAAATGGATCTTGTGGGATTTTCCCCAGATGACCTTGAAGCATTAAATTTCGACAGTGATGCAGAGGCAGAAATGCCAGATTTAAACGATGGGGATAGGGAGCCATTTCAGCAAATGACTTTCACAATGCACGACGATCAAGTTGAACAAGTGAAAGAGGCTATTGAAAAGGCAAAAAAGATGGGTCCATTTGTTGATACAGGAAATGAAAACGGTAACGGCAACGCCATTTCAAGAATTTGTGAGATCTTCAATGGCCTCAGCTAAAAACCTCTTAATAAAACCAATTTCAAGTGCGGCGGCGACTAAGGTCGTAAAGGCAATTCATTACAGCGGAAAAGTTGCAGCAAATTCACAGCTTCATTTTGGTGCTTTTTGGAATGGGAAGCTTGAAGGAGCAATGCAGTTTGGCCCTTCTTTAGACAAAAGAAAAACCCAAGCGCTTGTGGCTGATACAAAGTGGAACTCTTTTCTTGAATTGAACAGGATGGCGTTTTCTGAGGTTCTTCCAAGAAATAGCGAAAGCCGTGCCCTTAGCGTTGCAATGAGGCTTATCAAAAAACATTACCCGCACATTGATTGGATCATAAGCTTTAGCGATGGGACGCAGTGCGGAGACGGAACAATATATAGGGCCGCTGGATTTCATCTTACTTCAATTAAAAAAAATACAAGCATTTGGGAGGCTCCAAATGGAGAAGTTTCTACTGACCTTTCTTTGCGGCTTGGACAGCAAAATAAAACAATAAACAAAACATCAGTGACCAAAGGGAAATCAATAACCCAGACGGGCGCATCTTCAATGAAACCATTTCGTGAAGCTGGGTATAAGCCAAAGAAAGGATTTCAGCTTAGATATGTTTATTTTTTAAATAAAGACGCAAAAGAAAGGCTGACAGTGCCTATTCTTCCATTTAGCGCGATTGACGAAGCTGGCGCTGGAATGTACAAAGGAGAAAGGCGTGGAAAGTAGGCAATGGTTTTTTCCCAATTTCACAGCGGCGGTGCGACACCGACCTCCACGCTCCAATCAAATCAATTAAAAATTGCAGATATGTGCAGAATTTCCAAATTTTGTAACTGCATAAATCATTGTGCGCTTACCATCGAATTGCGCCGCATATTCTTGAGCGGCCTCAATGGTGTCAAAATCTTTTCTTGATCTTTTCCCGCTTATGATCCGAACCGCTGTAAAGATTGTTCCAGCTTCTAAGCATTGCTTCTCATATTCATTTAAGGTCATATCGTTTCTCCCAATTTATGATTTTATGTGTAGCAGACTGGTCAGGATGAGAAAGAAAATTCAATGTATATCAATGTGGTTTCACCATTCAAAATTTATGCTATAAAGGTATTGTTTACGGCAGGGGGTCAAAATCATGGATCATGAGACAGAAGAAGTGGAGCCACAGAATAAGCGCGGCCCGAAAGA